AATCTCCATGCTACCATCAGACAGAGTTACTGACTCAGGATCAACAATCTCGATTTCCATTTCGGGGATTTCCATCTCCTCTAGGCCCTCAAGGTCGCCTTCTAAGTCTTTTAGCCCCATTGGAGCTGCGTATAGTCCTTTTTCAATAGCCATTGCTAACCCTTTTAATAATATCCGCCTCGGCGTTGTTTAAAGAACCGCTCATCTTCTGGTTCGTCACTAGGTAGTCTAATAAACCCGCCCTGTCTAAAACGCATTAACGCCATAACTGTAGAATCCACAAGGTCATCGTTACTCATAAACGGAAATCCTGCAATCTCTTCAACCACTTCTTCGGCCCACCGTGTCTCTGGCACCCAGCAAATCCCAGATGCTACTATATCTGCAACGGAGTTAAGTCTGGCTAACTTATCTCCTGACCCCCTATGTGGTGTATACTCCGATACTGGTAAGCCCATACGCCGCATCTCTTGATACAAGGCTACACCAGAACTTTTCTTCTCCACAATAAACGAATCAGGTTCCCAGTCTTGGTACTCTTCCATCGCAAGTTGTTTAAGTTCTGGGAACTCTATACGCTGTTTTATGCTATTTAACAATATAATATTGTACGCACTTGTCTCTTCGTTCAAGAAAACACCCCATGTGGTGAGTGCTGTGAAGTCTGCACGGTTATGTTTCTCGGCTGCAGCGTCAAGTGACATGATGATATACTCACACGCAGGTGGTGAGTCGGGCAACCACTTGTTCCACCACTCCCGCTTGACCATAGCAGCCTCTTCGGTAGTGGGTTTCTGTTGGTATTGTGAGTTCCATTGGAACACGGGCATCGACGCTTTGGTTCTAAGTAGGGCATCTAGGTCAAAGAACTCAGGCCACAGAGGTTTCTGCACCATTTTCTTAGTCTTTTTGTCTTCTATATCTAATATTGCGGGGAACTCGACCACATTATACTGGTCAGCTCGTTCATTTTTGCCCATATCACGCACCACTCGACCAGTTAGATCATCTAAATGCCAACGTGTCTGTATGATCGCAACGCGACCCCCCGGCATCAGTCGAGTTCGAGCGCCAAAGGTGAACCATTCGTAAGCTTTTTCAAAGACAGAAAAGTTCCCGTTGATAACATCTTGTTCAGAGTGTGGGTCGTCGACCAACAATAAGTCAGCGCCACGCCCAGCCAAAGCAGAACCAATACCACATGCATAATATTCACCCCCGACATTTGTATTCCACCTTCCTGCTGATTTACTATCTTGTGCTAGTTTTACTGTAGGAAATATAGATCGATACGCGTCTAAAGCAATTAAGTTACGTACTTTACGTCCAAAATCCACCGCGAGGTCTGTCGTGTGAGAGACCATCATAACCTTCTTGTCTGGGTTTCTACCTAAGAACCATGCTGGAAAGAAGATAGACACAAGCTGTGACTTACCATGTCGTGGTGGAATGTTGACACATATACGGTCTTCATCTCCAGATTCAATTGACATAAGCATATCTGCAAGGATTCTGTGGTGCTTTCCTACTATAAACTCCGGCATCATCAACTTGCAAAACTCTATTAGGTCATCATATGCACCCTTGTTTACCGCTCTGACGTTGAGTTCATCAACCATGCGGTCAATTTCAGCTACTTCTTCCTCACTAAACGAGTCTAAGTTGGCCAACATGACCTCAATCTCAGCTTCATCAAAGGCAAGAGCGTCAATCGTCATCGTCAAACCCAAACTCTTCGTTAATATCTATGGCATTCGGGGTCAAAACTACTGCATCTTCTATCTCAGGCTCTGGATTTACCAATTTTGCAAGCTTGCTACGTAGTTTTTCTTTAATATCATCAGTGGTTTGGTGTGTAATCGTCACTTCGGACTTCTCTGTGAACAATCCTACGTCTGAAATCTTACCTAGAAGCTCTAATGCACGCATACGTACACGAGGATCAGGGTTTTCGGTCTCCATGACGAGCTTGTTGGTCACTAAATTACGCAATTGCTTCGAAGATTCTACCACAGAGTGGTTAAATTCATCAATTATAGCGCCTGTCATCTTAATAGAAGGGGGTGTTAGCTTTGCTGCACGCTTGTGTGTCACTTTTCGGGACGTTTTGTCGGGTTCTTGTGCGAATGCAGTGGCTAAAATAGCGGCGACTTCCTTATCCTCCGCATTAGGAGTGGTGTCTAACCCATGTTTCTCTAGTTCTTCGACAGTTTTAGCCATCGCAACTGCACGATCTGGCAGATGTAACTGCTTTACTTCATCTTCTAAAGGTACACCCATCTCTGGGGCAAGATTCATTGTCATAACACATCGCAGGTTGTTAACCGGTAACGTAATAATAGGGTACAAAAAATTTTTTATCAAGAGTTTTTAAAAAGGGGTGGGGGGTTTTCAAAAAATACCGATTTATTCGTTTGGATTAGTATTACATAGACAAGTGGGACTCCTATCTGACAGCGCGGGGGGTGGGGGGCGTGTACCCTTTGAGATACCTAGATTTAGGGACGTCCCTAAATGGTATATAGTGGTATATAGTGGTAAAGCTTGCGGTTCTATCTATTGTAAACCTCACACGTACATGTCATAAGTAATGTATTGAAGCGGCCAATGAAGGCAATAAGACTTTGATAAATGAAAGGACATTCTTATGTCAAATATTACTATTGCAAAGACTACACTTAAAACTATCAAGGACGCATTTATAGGCCTTGATGCAAAGACCACCGAGGCAAAGCAAAAGTTTGCGAAAGAGATGGACAAGGTTGCCAAGGTTATGACTTGGACGGACGCGGTGTCACCTACTAAGAACAATGTGGCCAATGGCAAATCTACATGTAGTCTGGACGCTTACACTCAACTGAAAGATATGTTTAAAGAGGTGTTGATAGAACGCAAGTTAGCGCACGCTACCACCGACATAAACGGCAAGGTTAAAGACTTGAAGAATGCCTTGATGCGTCGCAAAGCTCCAAAGTTGTATGCGCTTACAGGTGGTGACATGACAAAGATTGAGCATGTATCAGTAGACGGCGAGGCCACACTGAAAGAGAAAGTTGAGCAGACGCCTATTGAGAAGGCAGAGAATATGGTCAAGAACCTCAAGAGTTTTCTTGAGAAAAATAAAGATGAGCTTGGTGACAACTACAAGACAATGCACCGCGCTACTCTGCAAATGATGGCAGACTGTAAGATCAAAATATAAAACTACTCGGTCACTCCTTAATTGGAGTGGCCATTTTTTTATGCCTAATGATACCAGTTAATAGTTCGCGTCGCGCATCAGGTGTTGCATACTACAACGCATTGTGCTACAAACACACCACATTGCATACCACTGCTCTACTAGGCTCGCTTCGGCGAGTCTTTTTTTGTTTAGGGAACTCCCTAAATGATTTGATACCAGTAAGTAGATCGCGTCGCGCCTCACCACAGACACGCGTGTTCCAAGGGGGTTAGCCTACCCCTAGGCAATTTAGGGAACTCCCTAAAACATCTCGATACCAGTAAGACTATAGCGCCGCGCATACGTGACGTGCTAACCTATTGATTTTAAAAGAAAGTTCCAAAAGTTCCAAAGAAGTTCCAAGCATTTCGGGCATAAGTCATTGATTTTAAAAGAAAGTTCCAAAGTTCCATTAATATTTATATATATATACTTCAGTAAAAAACCTAGGAGAAGACCCCCCTCCTCTCCTGACTCTCGCTCTCAGATTTAGACATATACCTTTGGAACTTTGGAACTTTGGAACTTTCTTTTGTTTTCAATAGGTTACACAGGTACACGTTGGAACTTACAAGGACTTACAACGTTTACACCCCAAACGATTTATTCTACCACGTATTGACATTTCCCGATACTTATGTTATATTGGTTGTATCAATGGCGCTATTGCCATCGATTATACGGCAACCATTTAGGGAACTCCCTAAATCAAACGGAAGGTTTATTATGCGAAACAACACTTGTTCAATGTGTGACAATGAGTTCTCTCAACGTCGCGCTTCACTAGGTTACAACGTATGCCTAGACTGTGGTGACTATCAAGCCAGAAGCCAACGTGCAAACTGGTGCGTAGTACCGCTTCCCAAACAAGGCTATACACTAGCCACTCGCAAAGATGATCTATTACATCTTAATCAAAAACAACGTTAACCCCAACCATTTAGGGAACTCCCTAAATCCAAATGAAAGTGAATACTATGACACAACAAAATGCACAGATCGATATTGAAGACTATATTGCTTCATCTATACACGATGAGCTTAGTTCTCAAAATACCGCACCGCAACAAAAAGCACTCTTGGAGTTGATTGAAGAGCCTGAGATACCAAGTATCGCTCACGCGGCTGTACTTGTAAGGTTTCGCGCAACATCATGGGCGGCACGTTTGAAAGATAAGCAAGCCACACGCAACGCTGAGATAGCCAGTAACGCTTCTCGCGGCGCCGCTAACTTAACAAAGAACCTACTTGTTAACTGTGACGAGCTACGAGCTATTCATAAATTCATCACCAACGTACGTGACATACACCGATCTATGAGTATGACATGGAGTGATGGTGGTGAACGTCTCGTACCTACGCTACAGTATCCCAAATGGTTAGGGACTATGACTGCACTACAAGATGAGTTCTATGTCTTAGTTGATAACTTCATGGCGGTATATGATTGGCAAGCCATAGATACGCAAGCCAAACTCGGAGCTATGTTCAACCCTGCTGAGTACCCAAGCGCAAGTGAAGTACGCGCCAAGTTTAGCTTTCAGTTGTCCTACGACATGCTTGCAGATGGTGGCAACACAGGTGATTGGCGGCTCGACCTACCACATGAACAGATGTCTGGACTACGCAAAAGCGCCCGTGAGGGTTACTTCAACAACATCAAACGTGCGATGGACAGTGTATGGCACAGAACACATGAAACCCTGACTACACTTGTGCGTCAGCTAGATGTCAATGAAGAGGGTAAAGGCAATAAGCTTTATGACTCTGTGTTTGACCGCGCTGTTGAATTGGTAGCTATGATGGGTACATGCAACGTGACAGGCGACAGCCAGATGGAAGCAATGCGTCGAAAGCTAGAAGACACGCTTCATGGTCTAAACCTAGATCAAATTAAGAACTCACCAACGCTACGTGAAAACACACGGGCAGAACTAACAGCGGCAATCGCCGCACTACCAAGCTTGGATATGTAATGATTAAAGAACTACTTGGGGCGGCGTGTATATTCGCTATGTTATACGCCGCACTATTTATCGCCTATGGCTTCGGTCACTAACTTAACCATTTAGGGAACTCCTTAAATAACAATGAAAGAAAATACTATGAATGATGCAAAACAAATGTACGCACTAAACCTTGATCAGTGTGTCAAATCAGTCGCCGCGGTGGGTCACCTACGTACCATACTTATGCAAGGTGACATGGGCGGTGGCAAATCATCTACATTGCACACGCTAGCAAAGATGTTTCCGAACCACGTACCATGTTACTTTGATTGTACTACGAAAGACCTCGGTGACTTGAACTTACCTAACATGGCAGTGATGAATGAGAAGGGCTATGTTACCTTTGTACCTAACGAAGAACTAGGTGCGCACCTTGGCAAGCCTGTCATTATTATGATTGACGAGCTAGGTAAAGCTAACCCTGCTGTTAAGAACGCACTACTACGTGTGATGCAAGAACGCACAGTTGGCAGTATTAAGTTGCACCCTGAGAGTATCGTGTACGCCACAACGAACAAAGGTGCTGAGGGTGTGGGTGATACGTTACAACCACATGCACGTAACCGTATATCAACAGTGATCGTTCGCAAGACTAACCACATGGATTGGATTGAGTGGGGTATTAACAACAACATCGACCCTACTATACTTGGTTGGGTCAAAGATAACCCACAGTTGTTTGCCTCGTTCGAAGATGTGAAAGACCCATCTGAGAACCCGTGGATATTTCACCCAAGGGAACAGCGAGCCGCGTTTGTTACACCTCGTTCGTTACATGCGGCATCTGACATCTTACATGTACGAGATCAATTCGACGACCAGACACTCACGGCTCTGCTGATGGGTACTATCGGTGATCGCGGTGCGATGGACTTGATGTCGTTTGTAAAACTGGCTGACCAATTGCCTAGCTTACAATCTATCAAAGATGATCCGATGAACGCGCTTGTTCCTAGCAGTGCCGCCGCCGTGTGTATGGTTGTGTATCGCACACTTGCCGCGTTGGAAAGTACGTGGGTCAATGCGTGGATGGATTACATGCCTCGCCTCGATACAGAAGCACAAGGTATGTTCGCCAATGGTGTGCGTGCCCCTAAGTATTCAAAGCAATCTTTGGTTATGACTAACAAGAAATTTACCAAGTGGGCTATGGATAACAACTACATGTTTGCCGCAGATAAGAAATAGGAGAGAGCAAATGACTAAGTATAAGTATTGGACAGCCGCAGAAGATGCGGAACTAGTGTTGATGCGCGAAGCAAAAGTACCAACGAAAGAAATCGCAATCGCATTGGGTCGAACACCCTCGTCTGTGATGAACCGTATAAATACGCAAGATGTGCCGTATGGTAAAGAGCCGACGTTCCGTGAAGTTGTGGATACAGCGTTCGCTAAACATGGTATTGAGTTCGGTGAACCTGATGATTTAGGGAACTCCCTAAATGATGAATCAGTTACTACTATTGATTTTGGTGACTCGGACGACGACGCAGTTACTATAACAAACTCAGGCAATGTTACTGGTATCAATGAAAATATGCGTGACCTATCCGAAATAATTAATCAAATGGAAAGAGACATCAAGCCGAAGCCGCAGTGGTGGAAAGCTATGATGTGGTGGAGGAAATAAAATGAAATATTGGATTGCAGATATTGAAGAACGCAACGGGGAGTTTGAGTACAAGCAACCTATAATATTCACAGCCGAAACTAAAGCAAAGGCCAACGAAATACATGAGTTTCATGTAAGCACATGGTACGGCTCGAGTATGCGGTGGGACGAAGACGATAAGTGCTATTGGTACGAACACGTCGCTATCACCGAAGGTACTATGACCGAGATTGGTGAACACACGTTTGAGCAAATGCGGAAACATAGTATGTCAGACATGACAAGAATGGAAAGGTAAAATAAAATGTTATCAATAGGTAAAACACTTACACCCGAACAGCGGCTATCAAAAGCCATTGTTGACATCATGGGCAAAGCTTATGCGTTGTCTGGTGTTATTATGATCGGTGATCGTAGTATCGAATACAATGAAGACAAAGTACCAACAGCTTGTACCAACGGACGTGACGAGTGGTATGGTGCTAAGTTTATTGAACCACTAAACGATGCGCAACTAAGGCTTCTTGTATTGCACGAGAACTATCACAAACTGTATCGTCACCTCACAACGTGGCAACACCTACACAAGATACACCCACAGTTGGCTAACATCGCTATGGACTACGTAATCAATGTGAAGATCATGGACGAGTTCGGTGCAGATGGTTGGGTCGAGATGATCGAAGGTGGTTGCTATGATGTAAAGTATCGTGGATGGGATGCCGCCAAGGTATTCTGGGAACTACACAAACAGTTGCAAAAGCCGCCCCGGGGTGGTGGCGGTTCGGGTTTACCTGACAGCCAAGCGCAGGATGGCGACGAAGCTGTTGCCGGAGAAACCACTGGTTCACAAAACACAGGAGTAGGTAATCTGCCGGAAGGGTTCGATGCACATGACTGGGATGGTGCGCAAGAAATGACCGCAGATGAACAGCGTGAACTTGCTCGAGAGATCGACGAAGCAGTACGCCAAGGTGCATTGGTTGCAGGCAAGATGGGTAGTGGTGGTGTCCGTGACCTAGAAGATTTGCTACAACCCAAAGTGGATTGGCGCGAAGTGTTGCGTGAGTTTGTGCAAGATACATGCGCAGGGTCGGACTACTCTACATGGAAGAAACCAAACAGACGCTATCTAAGCTCTGGCATATACATGCCTACTGGTATCAGTGAACAAGTAACATGTTTGGCAGAACACAACGACATGTCTGGTTCAATCGGTAAACGTGAACAGCAGATAATGATTAGTGAATTGGTCGGTATCTGTGAGACAGTCAAGCCAGAAGAACTACACGTAAGCTACTGGGACACCGAAGTGACTGGGTATGAAAGGTATGACAATCACGAACTACATACAGTGGCAGAACGTACCACACCTGTAGGTGGCGGTGGTACATGTGTTGAATGTGTGCCTGAGTACATGAAGAAAAACAACATCAATCCACAAGCGTCTATCGTGTTTACAGATGGTGAATTATATAACGGTTGGGGCGAGTGGGATCACCCTGTGTTGTGGGTGATTGTCGATAATGAAGATGCGAAGCCCACACATGGTAAAGCGTTGTACGTAGCCTCGGGAGATTTGTAATGAGCAAGATTGGTAACTATGTAGTGGGACTACAAGAGCAAGAGGTGGACGAGCTAGAAGAAATGTTAGATGATGTGTTCTACAAAACATTTGGTCGTCACCCTCTCAAAGGTGAGGAGCTTAAACAGCTACAACGCCGTACCTACATGCCCGAGCTAGATGCTAACGGTAAGTTTGTGAGGGACGAATGACCTTTTGGCATATGCTTATAATATCTTATGCAGTCATACCTGACAGCGGTGTGTTTATTACAAAGGAGTACGTGTACAAAGACTACCACACGTGCATCCAAGCTAGTGATGAAATGTACCCAGCAATATACGCTACTTACAGAGACAGTATGGCAAGTTGCGTAAAGACGAGTCTTATATCTGGTGGTTCGAAGCCACGGTTAAGACCTAAAAACTTAGGGGGCAATCGCGCAAGATAAGTATAAAAACAACAGACTGCCCGTGTGCGGTTTACAAGAATACTTACCTTGCTTGCCCCTTATAAACAACCTGACAATCAGGTCAACTCATTTAGGGAACTCCCTAAATCAACATGGAGAAAAACTATGACTATGCTTGAAACTAATTTTCAATCTTTCGCGGAAGTGGAAGCACACTACAACAGTATTAAACCACTGGTATCAAAGTGTCACCCACGCGAACAAGACATTCGACCTATCGGAGATCGCAAACGAAAATACGAACGTATCAAAAAGATCAACCGTAATTGCTACGCGATGATGGACGGGTACTACAGCGGTGACGATGTGTTCCGTTGGTGGTTTATGGGTAAAGATATAAGTAATATAGTAACCGAGAAAGAGCTTATTAGGTTAGCTCCTATCGTGTGGCGTAGACACAAGGACGGTACGGAAACTGTCAAGTTTCGTAATGGTACAGGTCAAGGTCTCT